AAACAAATTCAATATGAAAGCCCATTTGAAGAAATATATTATGGTATGGATTGGGGTATATCTCATTGTGCATTTTCTGCTGAGCCATTTGGGTTCTCCATATTTCAAAGTTTAGATTGGGGAAAATTACCAATTATTTCAAAGGATTGGTGTGAAGATATACCTTATAAGTTTAGAGCTAGTACTAAAGAAGAATTTAAAGATATTTATGATAGTATTGGGTATCTCAGATATGAAGAGAAAAAAGAAGAGTTTGATAAATTTAAATATTTATTAGCACAACGTTTCAATACAAAACAAAGTTGGAAAGAACAATTAACAAACTTATATAATGCCTAGAGTTCAGGGAGACAATTTAGAATTATCGAATTTAAAAGCAGCGACAGGTAATACGGCTACTTCTAACTACTCCATTGCTACTGCGGCAGGAACTACAACCGGTCCAATTGCATTTTCGGATTTTACAATAGATGCGGTAACTTCAACTATATCTGGATTCACTTATGTAAAGGAATCAACTTCGGAAACATATAATATGAACTTTACAAATGCGGGAAGTAGATTCTTAAGTAGAGTAGGTTCACAATATAATAACTTCACATGGAGTTTATCAGCGGGGGCAGAGTTTACAATTCAATCTCTACCTCCATATAATCCATCTGTAACTGCTGCGGCTGTAGGTAACTCATCTACTTTAGCTGCACCAACTGCAAGAACCTTAACTGCAACATTTAGAGACCTTTATAATGACCATGCTTCAAACTATAACGTAGCTATGACAAAAACCATTTACAATGTAGATGATTATGCCGGAGCTAGTGGTTTATGTTTACATTTAGATGAAATGGTTGAGATGTGGGATGGTACATTTAAGAAAGCAGGGGATTTGGTTGAAGAAGATGTTGTAAAAGCATATTACCCTCCTCACTTCAACGCAGCGGATGATTTTAACTTTTACGATTGGGAATATTATACACCAGGAGGAATATTAGTTCCTGCTTATGTAAAAGATGTGGCATATACATTTGTTGATAGATGGAATATTGTAAGAACTGCAAAAGGAGATGTTAGGGGAAATGGTGAACATCCAATGATGGTTTGGGATATGAATGAAGAAGTTTATAAATTTAAACCATTAGGATTATTACAACCTGGAGATAAACTTATAAAAGTATTAGGAGAAAATAGTATAGAAGAAGTAGAGATAATTGCGAACGAGGTTCAGGCATCGACATTAGAGGTTGTATCGATAGATGTGGAAGATGTGGATACATACATAGTAAATGGATTCGTTACTCACAATAAGGGTGCAAATTCGTTAGCGGGGTATTCTATATCAACTAACCCAACTATATCAATCGCAAGTGTAACTATCGGAGGAAATGCATACAAACAATTAACATTAAGTACTAACTCAGCTGTAGTATCTCCTGGTTCGACAGCGATTACTGCAAACTTCTCTTATGATATACAAATAGCATCCGATAGTGGATTTGCATCTATATTGGCAACTTTTACTGCATATAGTTCTAATACCTTAAATTATAAGACTGGTTCTACAATTTTTGCGAGAGCTAAAACAAACTTCGCAGGATTACAAAGTGGGTTCGGTTCAACTGCGAGTGGATAATAAAATAATATAATATGTTTAAGATAACAAAGCAATTGGTAGTAGATGGAAAGGTGTTAGAGAGAATCTATGTTTCCAAAGACTATACGTTTGAAGGAGTAGAATCCTTTGAAACGGAGGGAGACGCTGTTGAAAAGAAGGAAGAATTAGAAAGTTTGGATAATTTTGGAGCTAAATATAAGGTTACGAAAATATCGTAATATTTATAGATATATACCATAATTAAAAACAAACTAAAAAATGGAAAACAAAAAGTTATCTCAAGATGAACTAAACGAAATAGTTCAGTTACGAAATGAATTTGCAAACATCTTTGCAACTATTGGTTCTATTCAATCGAGAATAAAAGAATTGGAAGAAGAAAACGAACCAAACTACATCTCCCTTAAAGAAATTCAAAAAAAAGAGGAAGTATTATTCGAAAAATTAAAGAATAATTACGGAGAAGGGAATATAGATTTGGTTACAGGAGAATTTAAACCAATTCAATAATATTTTGGAAGTTTCTTTTGATATTTATATGGAGGAAATCTAAAAATTTTTAAATAAAGATAACATGGCAGAAAAAATTGTATCACCTGGGGTATTTACAAGAGAGAACGACCTTTCTTTCTTACCACAAGGTATATCGCAAATAGGAGCAGCGATAGTTGGACCAACTGAAAAAGGACCAGCTTTCATTCCTACTTTAATAACAACACAGGCTGAGTATGAAAGCATTTTCGGTACTCCAAAAGATTACTACACAGGATATGCAGTTCAGAACTACTTAAGAGATGCAGGTGCGGTAACTGTTGTAAGAGTTGGTGGAGTAGGTGGTTACACAATGAAAGGAGCAAAAATGCTTGTAGGAGATGATACTAATGTATCTGCTGACCCTCAGGCTAAGCAGATAATTGCAGTATTAGCACATAGTTCATCTGCACAATCCGCATCATTTACGATTGCAAACGATGCAACTAATGTTGGATATTTTGCAGTTACTGGTGCAAATGCTCAGTATAGAATGAGTATAGAAAAAAGTGCAGCAGATTCAATTGATGATGTATTAGGTGTAAACCCTACATTTAATAGAGAAGCTTATGCTTACACTTATTTTAACCGTACGAAAACTTTCTTATCAGGCTCTTCTTTATCTGATATTGTATATGCATCTCCTTCTAAGGATTTAGTAAACCAAAACTTTACTGCAGATGCTTCATTTGCTTCTACTCCGTTTGTTCAATCTCAATTATATAATGGAACAACTAGATATAACTTATTTAGAATTCATACTATATCGGATGGTAACACAGAGAACACACGATTCAAAGTTCAAATTTCTAATATCAAATCTTCAAATGGTTCAGATTACGGAACATTTAGTTTAGTATTAAGAGCATTTGATGATACAGATAAGAGAAAATCAATATTAGAACAATATAATAATTTAACATTAGACCCATCTTCTCCTAACTTTATTGGAAGAAGAATTGGTGATAGAGATGTAACAATTGATGCGGTAGGTAAAATTACTGAAACAGGAGATTATCAAAATAGAAGTAAGTTTATTAGAGTTGAGGTATCAACTACTACATATCCTGTAACTGCTATTCCTTATGGGCATGAAGCATATACGTTACCTTTAACTTGTATTGCAACAGACTCAACTGATTTAAGTGCAAATTTTCCAATTGTAACTTATACATCCGCTTCATTCAGTTCATCAATTTTCTCAAGTGGATTTGATTTTGAAACTTCGATAGTAGCTGATAATAATAAAAATTATTTAAATCCATTGCCAGTTGGCGCAGGAGTGGGGGCTAATTATACATTTGGTTTAGATAACCCTAAAGGTGTAACTGCTGGTAGATTTGGATTAGGATTGAGTGCAGCTGAGACAACAGATTCAACTCAAACCGCAATGAGAAACTTCACTTTGGCTTTTCAAGGTGGATGGGATGGAATTGACCCAACTGTAACAATTAATAAGGGAGAAGATATTAGTGCAACGAATACACAAGGATTCAATTGTGCAGCATCAACAACAAGTGGTTCAGTAGCTTATGCTAAAGCATTAAACGCTGTTCAAAACCCTGATGAATATGATATCAACTTATTAATCACTCCCGGTATTATCAGACAATATCATCCTTATGTAACAACTAAGGCAATCGATATTTGTCAAGAAAGAGAAGATGTATTCTACATTGCAGATTTCGCTGGAGCAAGTGCTACTATTTCAGAAGCAGTTGAGCAAGCAGCGGGAGAAGATACTAACTATGTAGCTACTTACTATCCTTGGATTAAAACTATCGATGTAAATACTAATAAATTAGTAGCAGTTCCACCATCAGTATTATTGGCAGGTACATTCGCACAAAACGATAGATTAGGTGCTGAGTGGTTCGCACCAGCTGGTTTGAATAGAGGTGGTATCGCAGGAGCAGTTCAGGTATTGAATAGATTAACTCAATCAGAGAGAGACCAATTATATGAAGGTAAAGTAAACCCAATCGCAACATTCCCTGGACAAGGTATTAGTGCATTTGGACAGAAGACTTTACAAGATAAAGCATCTGCATTAGATAGAATCAACGTAAGAAGATTGTTAATTAACTTAAAGAAGTTTGTTGCATCTACTTCAAGATTCTTAGTGTTCGAACAAAATACGGCACAAACAAGAAGTAAATTCTTAAATACTGTAAACCCTTACTTAGAAGCAGTTCAACAAAGACAAGGACTTTACGCATTTAGAGTGGTTATGGATGAAAGTAATAATACACCAGATGTAATCGACAGAAACATTTTACAAGGTTCTGTGTTTTTACAACCTGCTAAGACAGCTGAATTCATCGTAATTGATTTCAACATCTTACCAACAGGAGCATCATTTAGTGTATAATTTCGATAATTGATATTTATATAAAAGAAATAAAAAATGGCAGAAGTATTAGAATTTAACGAAATGTTTTATACCAATTTCGAACCTAAGATGAAAAATAGATTCATCTTCGAAATAGACGGTATCCCTTCATATTTAGTGAAAGCTGGTAACAGACCTACAATCACTTTTGAACCTGTGGTATTAGACCATATTAACATCAAAAGAAAGTTAAAAGGAAAAGGAGATTGGTCTACGTTAGAAATTACACTTTACGACCCAATTGTTCCTTCTGGAGCACAAGCGGTAATGGAGTGGGTGAGAACATCACATGAATCATTAACAGGTAGAGATGGATACGCAGAGTTCTATAAGAAGGATGTGGATTTCTATATGTTAGGTCCAGTAGGTGATAAGATTGAGCAGTGGAAATTAAAAGGAGCATTTATCACTTCAGCGAACTTCGGTGATTTGGATTGGAGTAATGCTACTGACCCTACTACAATCGTATTAGAACTTACTTATGATTATGCAATCTTAGAATTCTAAAAAAATATTCCTTACGGATGCTACCGAAGGACAACCCTCATCAGAAATGGTG